GTAAAGGCGGGAGCATTAAAGCTCATAGCAGACATAGAGACCAAAAGAATAGCAATGCTTCAATCTGTTGGTGTTTTAGAAAATACACAGATAGCATCTCAAATTGCAGAGACAGAGCGTAAGCAAGAAGTTTTAGTTGGAATTTTAAAAGAAGTAACAGCAACTTGTCCTAAGTGCAAGATAGAAGTTGCAAAAAGGCTATCTCAAATTACTGGTATAGTCGAGTCAGTAATAATTGAGGAAGCTGATGTCGTTTGATTTCTCAGATTTAATTGACATACTAGATGGCGAAGAGTTTGAAGAAAAGCCAGTAGACCTACGCACATTTGTAAATCATCCAAACTTTTTAGGATTGCCTCCACTTTCTGAATACCAGTATACATTAATTGAAAAAAGCTCACAAATATATAAAGAGTCTACACTTAAAAAATTATTTGGAGATGAAGAAGGATCAATTAGATTTAAGCAAACTGCTAATGAAGTTGTAGCACAATTAGGAAAAGGTTCTGGAAAAGACTACTGCTCTACAATTGCAGTTGCATATATAGTATATTTACTATTATGCCTAAAAGATCCAGCGACTTATTATGGCAAACCTCCTGGAGACTCAATTGATATTATTAATATTGCGATTAACTCACAGCAGGCAAGCAATGTATTTTTTAAAGGCTTTAGAAGCCGCATAGACAAGTCCCCATGGTTTGTTGGAAAGTACTATGCAAAAGCATCTGAAATACAGTTTGACAAGGCAATAACAGTTCACTCTGGCCACTCTGAGAGAGAGGCATGGGAAGGATATAACGTTATTGTTGTAATCCTTGACGAAATCTCTGGCTTTGCAATTGAAAATACAACTGGCCACGACCAAGCAAAAACTGGCAGTGCGGTATATGATATGTACAGGGCATCAGTAGATTCTCGTTTCCCAGACTTTGGCAAAGTAATATTGCTATCCTTTCCTAGATTTAAAAATGATTATATTCAGCAAAGATATGATGCAGTGATAGGTGAAAAAGAAACGGTAATTAGAGAACACAAATTTAAGATGTACGAGGAAATACCAGATGGAACAGAGGGAAATGAATTTGAAATACAATGGGAGGAAGACCATATCATATCTTATAAGATACCTAAAGTATATGCTATTAAACGTCCGACTTGGGAGATCAACCCAGTTAGAAAAATTGACGACTTTAAAACAGCATTCTATACAAACCCCACCGATGCCCTATCCAGATTCGCCTGTATGCCACCTGATGCGGTTGATGCATTTTTCAAATCAAGAGAAAAAGTAGAAAAGGCATTTAATGTAGGCTCAATTGCAGTTGATACTTTTGGTAGACTTGAGGAATGGTTTTTGCCAGACCCAGATAAAAAATATTATATACATGTTGACCTTGCTCAAAAACATGACCATTGCGCTGTTACAATGGCACATGTTAACAAGTGGGTAAATGTAAAGGTCACAGACACCTATTCTCAGCCAGCCCCGATTGTTGAGGTTGATGCAGTTAGATACTGGACCCCTACACCAGATAAGTCGGTTGATTTTACTGAAGTTAAGGACTACATATTGTCTCTAAAAACAAGAGGATTTAACATAGCAATATGTACTTTTGATAGATGGAACTCTCACGACATGATGCAACAGCTAAAGCAGTATGGCATAAACACAGAAATTCTTTCTGTTGCTAAAAAGCATTACGACGACATGGCTATGGTTGTTGCTGAAGAAAGATTAATCGGTCCACACATATCATTGCTTATAGATGAGCTATGCCAGCTTAGAATTATGAGAGATAAAGTTGACCACCCTAGAAAAGGTTCCAAGGATCTCGCAGATGCTACATGCGGTGCCATATTTAATGCTATTAGCCGTACCAGATTTGATAACAATCAAGAAATAAATGTTCATACTTATGAATCAATGAGTTATGATAATGATTTTAAAAGAGATGAAGACGCAGAAACAAACTCATACAATATGATAAGGCCACCAAGGATGCCTGAAAATTTAAGAGACGCTATGGATAGGATGCAAATAATATGAACGAATATCAAGAGATGGCCAAACAATGTAAATGCTGCACAAAACATGTGCCTATGCCAACTACAATGAAAATGTATGATGGAATAATTGTATGTCCAACTACTTTACAAAATATAATAGAGTATAAAAAGATTTGGGAATCTTATGGACAAAGACCGATGGGTGGAATAAGAAAACATTTTTCTGAGTATGTTCAGCAGATTGTAGAGAATTCTATTGACAAAAATCAAGACGGTAGTATACAATACAACTAGGTGCCAGTAGCTTAGTTGGTTAAAGCCCCGAACTCATAATTCGGTAATCGTAGGTTCAAGTCCTACCTGGCACACACCTTTGTAGCTCAGCGGAAGAGCAACAGACTTCTAATCTGTAGGCCGCTGGTTCGAATCCAGCCAGGGGTACGTTCCTATAGCTCAGTTGGTAGAGCAGCAGACTTTTAATCTGCGGGTCGATGGTTCGAAACCATCTGGGGACACTATAGTTTTAGACAACTAAAATGGTATAATATGTATACCAAGTATTTAAAAATAAATAAAATAGGAGAATAAAATGTCAGCAGCACAAGGATCAGCAGAAAGATTAGTAGAAGTAGCATTAGCAGAAGTTGGAACTATTGAAGGTCCAAAAGACAACGAAACAAAATATGGTAAGTTTACAAAATCAAACTTTCAGCCATGGTGCGGAAGTTTTGTTATGTGGTGTGCAGATCAAGCAGGGGTAAAAGTTCCTAACACGGTATATACACCTGCGGGTGCACAGGCTTTTATTAAAGCAGGAACATGGCAGATGGCAGAAGTAGCAACACCAGAAGTTGGAGATATAGCCTATTTTGATTTCCCATCAGACGGCGTCGATAGAATTTCTCACGTAGGAATTGTTGTTGCAGTTAATACAGACGGCACAGTAGATGTTGTAGAAGGAAACACTTCTTCAGATAAAAAAGGTGATCAAAGAAATGGCGGAGAATGCTGCCTCAAGAATCGTGCTTACAAAAAGAAAAATGGATCAAAGCTTCGCAGAAGCCAAATTGTAGGAATTGTAGGTTTTGGAAGACCATCATTTGGTAAGCCAGTTGCAAAAAAAGTAGCAACACCAGTAAAGAAGTCAGCAGCAAAACCAGCAGCTAAAACTTCTAAGGGTGGCGGAAAACCAGCAGCAGCTAAGTAATAACTTGCAAAAAGAATACGTTATTGTAACTGGCGCAAGCCGTGGATCTGGAGAGGGCATATCAAAAGTCCTTTCCAGGTCTTATAACGTAATAGCAGTATCTAGAGATTTAAAAAGAATGAATGAAGTTTTTGATGAGTATAAAAATATTTTTCCGTATAAGATGGATATCACAGATTCAAAATCAATTGAAGATCTAAGCCTTTTTTTGGCAGACAAAAGTGTTCGTGCACTTGTAAATAATGCTGGCGGTGGGGGCGGCAATACAAATATAGAAAATGACTCCGCAGAAGCATGGCAATATGCATATAATTTAAATGTTATAGCTCCAATGAGTATGTCTAAAGCAATAATCCCTCATATGAAAAAAAATGGTATTGGTGATATCATAGTAATTACATCTATCGCTGGCCTATACCCATATAAAGGAGGCGGGAACTATGTGGTTGCAAAACGTGCTGAAGGAGCATTTGCAGAGACATTAAGAATGGAAGTATCAGGTCAAGGGATAAAGGTCACACAGATCATACCAGGAGCAATTGATACTAAACCAGAGTTTCCACAAGAAATAGCAACAAAGCCAGAAGATATAGGCGAAGCAGTAAGATGGATAATATCATTGCCGAGCCATGTCAATGTAGACCAGATGACAATTATGCATGCAAAAAGTGAAAGATATCAATAGGGGGAATAATGTACGAATATTATGTAAGAAAAGTAGAAAATGTAGTTGATGGTGATACCATAGACGTACTAATTGATTTAGGCTTTGATATACTTTTTGCATCTCGAGTCAGGCTTGCTGGAATAGACACACCAGAATCAAGAACAAAAGACTTAAAAGAAAAAGCACTAGGGATTGAAGCAAAAGAGTATCTTAAAAAAAATATTAAAGATGCAAAATCTGTAATTATTAAAACAGAAAAAATGGATTCATCTGAGAAATATGGAAGAATTTTAGGATGGGTTTATATTGATGGTAATACTATATCACTAAACGAAATGATGATTAATGATGGATACGCATGGGGTTACCTTGGCGATACAAAGGTAAAAGATTTTAATGCTTTAGCAAAAGCAAGAGAAAAGGCAGGTAAAAAATGATAAACCATGAAGAATTACACGATGGAGTATATTACTACAAAAATGTTATTAAAGATCCATATGCCCTGGTAGCAGCTATTGAAGATACAGAGAATGTAGATTCAATTAAAGATATTATAGACAACTGGATTGATTGGGGTGTCGAAGCAGACAGAGGTACAGTTTATTGGTATGGAAGAAAAAAGCGAGTGCTTTTAAATAGCCTTGAGGACATAGATAAAAAAGATTTGTCCCCAGAAGATCTTGCCAGATGCAAGTATATATTTGATACAGTATTTAATGGTTTCAATGAGGTTGCAAAAGACTACAAGGAAAAAAGAAATATAGAAGATGAAATTGTAATCCTTAGTCAAATGAACGTTCATAAATACAAAGAGAATACATGGATGGGTACACACCACGACGCACAAGAAGGAGACACCAGACTTAAGTACTCTATGATTCTTTATGTAAATGATGATTATGAGGGTGGAGAAATTTCTTTTTGTATTCGTGATGGAGTACTTAGTAATCCCGATAAAGAATTCCCAGAGAACACATGGAATCATATGGTAAAAGAATTTGAAAAACCAAATGAATTTGCAGCCCAAGGCGCACTAGATGATCCCATTAATGATGGAAAAATAACTTTTTCTTTAAAGCCAGAGGCTGGAAGTATTCTTATATTTCCATCACAAGAGCCATATAGCCACACAGCTCATATTGTTAAAAGCGGTTGGAAATATTTAATTCCAGGATTTTGGATTGATCCAAATGGAATGGACGCAGCAGCTGCGCTTGCTATTGCAAAGGGATATAAAAAATAACTTGCAACTCTAGTTATACAAATGCTATAATGGATTAGTATCTGCCAAATTCTGGCTGCTTATTTAATGGAAAGATTCTCATGATTATACAAGTAATTGGTTTGCCAGGTTCTGGAAAAACTACATTTGCAAAAGAGCTAGCGGATAGAATAAACGCCGTTCATTTAAATGCAGACGCAGTCAGAGCAGAGCTAAATAAAGACCTAGGGTTTAGCCCAGAAGATAGGTTAGAGCAGGCTCGAAGAATGGGAGCGTTATCAAGGCTACTTTCTGATCAAGGTTACCATGTTGTTGTAGATTTTGTTAACCCAACAGCAGAGACAAGAGCATCTTTTGGAAACCCAGATAAAGTTGTTTGGATGAACAGAAAACCAGTCAGAGATTTTCCAGATACAACCGCAATGTGGGAGACACCAGCGAATCCAGATTTAATGTTTGATGACATGACAGAATATGATGTTGCAGCTAGGGTTGCATGTGTTGATTTTCAATTGCACGATTGGAGACAACCAACAACATTAATGCTTGGTCGCTACCAGCCATGGCATGAAGGGCATCATGCTTTATATGATGAGGCGGGTAACAGAACGGCCCAGGTAATGCTAGGTGTTAGAAATACGTATAAGACTAGCGAAAAAGATCCGCTTGATTTTAATCAGGTTAAAAAGTATATTGCTAATGATTCAGTAATGGACAAAGCAATGGTTATCAAGATGCCTAACATTACCAACATTGTATATGGTCGTGATGTGGGATATAAGATTGAACAAGTAGATTTGGGGGCAGCGATTCATGCTATTTCAGCAACTGAAAAACGTAGGGAAATGGGTCTTTAAACAATTAGAAAATGCTGGAAAGGCAATGAACGAAGCAGAAGAAAGACTTTTTTCTGAGGATAAAGATGAACGTAAGTAAACAAAGATCAGCATTAAAAGCAATTACTTGGCGTGTCATAGGAACAGCAGACACGTTTATCATATCGTGGGCTATAACCAAAGAGCCAGTTACAGCAGGAGCAATTGCAAGCTTTGAGGTATTTACAAAAACTATTCTTTATTATTTCCATGAGCGTGGGTGGAATAAAGTTAAATGGGGTAGAAAGTAATGCCAGTATACGAATATAAATGCTCATATGATGATGCACATGCCACGATGTCAATACATAGATCAATTAAAGATGACGACCCAGGATATACATGCGTAGAGTGTGAATCAGAAATGATTAGATTCTTTACACCATTTGGCATACAATTCAAGGGCAATGGCTTTTACAAAACAGATAATCCTAAATAACTAAAGTGGTATAATTAACTAAGCAGACATCTTGTTTGCATAGGAGCTATACTTGAAAAGGGAAAAGTTATTTAGAATAACAGCGTCCATAATGCTTGCATTTGGATGGCTTTTTATGTCCCCCGCCTACAGCGATGACCCTTTAACAGTAGCCGCAAAAAAAATTGAAAATTTAAATTCGGCAGTAGATAAGCTAGATTATAAAGATGGTCTAATAAATTTAATTGACATAGCAGAAAACAAGTTTATGTATGCTAAAAATCTGCGAGATGTTAGAGATGCTGCTTACGAAGACTATGATGATGCAGTAGAGGCAGAAGAATTAGCCTTAGAAGATATGGATCTTGCCCAGTCAAATGTAGATGGACAAACAGTCACAGTAGCAACTGCCCTAACCAATAAAAACAATGCCTATGATGCTCTTGGTGTAGCAAATATTAATTTATCAACTGCTCAGCAAGCATTAAATAATGCTGGTGGTGCTGGTTTATCATACAATGTTTATAGTTTAATCAGGGTTGATGGCCTTGCAGCCACAGATCAATTCTTATGTAGTGGAATACTAAATGGAAACTACATGACTCGTCCAGTTTGTGGTAATAGATATGAAAACTTTATAGTTAAATTTACTGGAAAAATAACAGTACCGTCATGGTTTACATCAACAAAATTTGCAGGATATACAGATGATGGATTTAGAATGTATATTGATGGAGAGTTGGTTATTAATAACTGGATAGAGCAAGGAACAACTTGGAGCCCATACTCTCCAATATATGATGTAACAATAGACAAGGTTTTTGATGTAGAAATATGGTGGTACAACGGTGGTGGCCCAGGATCCTATCACCTTGGATGGGCTATACCTGGAGGATGGACTGGAGCAGGTTGTGACTATGCTGGAAATCCAAGAGTATGGGGACAAAACTTTAGTTGTAATTTAAACACATTTTCTTCTGGATCTGGAGCAACTCAAGAACAGACCAACGACTACAACAATGCACTCGCTGCAAAGAACGCAGCCCAAGATGTATACAATGATAAACTAAATATTTATAACCAAGCAGTTGCAACATTAAATTCACTAAATCAAACATTAACTAATAAAGAATCTGAGTATGACAATGCTGTTAACGATACAGCAGATGCTTTGTCTGAAAAGAATAATTCTATATCTAATTTTAATAACGCAATCCTTGATGTTAATAGTGCCATTGATGACGCATGGCGTTACTATGATGAGCAATCACAAAGAGAAATTCAAAGAGCAATTGCTCAAGCAGCAGCCAATGCTGCAGCAAATCAACCTACACCAGAGCCAAAGCCAACTGTTGAACCAGAAAAGCCAAAGCCTTCCCCACCACCAACAGAAAAGCCTGAGCCAAAACCAAGTGGCAATACCTCTACAGAAGAACCAGGACCAAAGCCTACACAGCCAGGACCAAAGCCTACAGAGCCTGGACCTAAACCAGAACCAACAGACAAGCCAAAGCCAGAGCCTACTGATAAGCCAAAACCAGAAGAGCCTAAGCCTACACCTGCCCCAAACCCTGAACCAAAGCCAGAGCCTACTCCAGAGCCTCCTGTTGAGCCTTCTCCAGAGCCTAAACCACTTCCAAGACCAGACTTCAAGCCAGCAGAAGATATTGATCCAGTAATTAAGGATGCAGAATTGGCAGCACTTATCCCACAAAAGGGTACAGGAAATTCAGAAGATCTTTCTGGAGTTATAGCAAACCTTACAAGCAAGGATAATAAATTAGTTAAGCTTTCTGTTGAGCAAACAGCAGCAGTTAGCCAAACACTTAAGTCTTTAACACAAGAGGCAAAGGCTGAAGTTGCAGCAGAACTTGGTATTGCACCAGCAGAAGTTGCAAAGGTTGCAGAATCAATGAAATCTAACCCTGCAGTAGCAGCAGCATTTGTTGAGTTTGCAGAAAGAGCAGGGGATGCAGGAGATACCCCAATGCCATTTACATTAGCAGATGCAACAACAGAAGTACAAACAGAAGCATTTTTAGCAGACCCACTTGGAGCGGTATTTGAAGTGGACCCAGTAGAACTCCTATCTAATTTCTCTGAATTAGGTATGGACATGACAGATGATCAGAGAGAAAAAGCACAAGAAGTAATTGTCCCAGTGGTCATTGCATCACAAATTGCAGGGGCAGT